ATTAACGCAATTAGTTGTATCTTTTATTTTTTCACTAAAAATAAAATCATCTTCCAATATTAAAATATTACCATAGTTTTGAGAAAGTCCATTTGAATGTTTGAATATCTCTAAAAATGCATCTACTAAATCATGGGCCGGAAGGGTAATATTTTTATCTTTTTGGCAGTTTTTATAACCCTTATTGAAAACTATGTATACGATTTTTGTTGGTTGAAATTTTGTCAATTGATTTAAAATATCGTCATAACGCCCATTTCCTTCTAAGTGAATTATATATGTTGCATCCACGGCCTCATCTAATAAACCTTTTGAATATGTTATTTTTTTGAAATTGTAACAATTTTGATAATTAATTTCAAAACTCATTATAGTAAACTTATTATAGGTATATATTTTATATATAATATATTATATATTTTGAAAATATTCTGTTTTTATTAGTTAATTTGGGCGTTGTTACTAGGTGTATTAGACGTATACCATTCTGGCGGTGCAACATAATTAATATTGATAGATGGATTACATGAATTACCATTTGTGGCATAAGGGAAAGGTTTCTGTTTTCCTCTTGGGTCTGCACATCTTCTTTGTACACGCATTATTTGTTCACTTGCATCAAGTGGTTGGTATAATCGTTTTGTGTAAACGGAATTTCTGGCCACATCATTATATTTGAAAAGTGCTGGAGTTGTGTGACATGTTGTACCACTACAATTTTTGATGAAACCTACATATTTATCTACGTTATTCACATCTTCTACGCACATGTTGGCCACAGACAAGTCATGTAAATAATTTCCTTGACTTTTTGTATCTGACTGATATGTTTGACCATAATTTGGTTGGACCCAATAATTTGGATATTTACCGTTATAAGCCCATTTATATTTTTTACGAAGCATTCCAAATGTCGACAAAACAGATTGTTTTACAAATTTGTATTGGTCCCCTAAAACATATACTTCATTCACATTGTATACTGGTTGTGTAAATCTGTTATATTCTGTTGCACCTCTTTTTGAACCTAAACGAGAACCATCTCCCATAGCATAGATACCTCTAAAAGGGGTCCCATTTTTGGATTGTTGATATGTTTTTCCTATATATCCTACATTTCTGTGATTGCCATTTAATGAAAAACCTTCTACTCCTGGAGAATCTAGTGCAATTGACAAATAGGTTTTATTTGTTCCGAAAGGTCCTTGTGGCAAAAAATAACCTCCTGGAGGTTTTCCAGATATTTTTGTTGCACTTGCATATTTATTGATGGATTTTTTTTTGAATGTGGCCAGAGACATTATATAACATAATATGAGATAATATGTTATATCAATAATCTTATTATTTGGTTTAAATATACAACAAATATCTTTCATTGGGTGAGGGTTTTAAACATCTTTCTAAAAAATAATAGAGTTTTGTTTCCTTAAACGTATTTAATTTATTATCTATTGATTGATCTATTGATTGATCTATTGATTGATCTATTGATTGATCTATTGATTGATCTATTGATTGATCTATTGATTGATCTATTTCTTCATCAGATTGTATACTTTCTGTTAGTAGTAATCCTAAACTATAAAATATTGTTTTATAATTTATTATAATTGGTAGTGTTGTAATATTCGATAATTCTGGTGATAAATAATTATTGGATTTTGATATTGGACTATATATATATATATTATCATTTTTTATCTCTTTTAAATGTTCTTGCGATAAATATACAAAAATGTTGTCATTAATTACAAAAATATTCGTTGTATCATATGTGTAAAAACACTTGGATTCATTTTTAATTAAATACGACAATTGTTTGGATAAATAATATGTCATTTTTAATAAATTAAAATATGGCAATTTATTGGTTTTATTTACATTTCTCTCTTCTCTTTTAAATTCTTCATAACTTTTTATCGAAGATGCATTTAATATTATTGAATTACCATCATCCAAAATTGTGTAATTTTTTATTATTTTTGTTTTTGTTAAAGAATGTAATAAATATTGAAAAAGATCATTACTATCATTACTGTAGTTGATGCGTTTTATTTCAAATAATGTTTTTTTTCTATTATCTTGACTAATGATAATTTCATTTGTTTTTAAAATATTTATCATTTTAAGTGTTTATATTCTATTTTTTAAATATTTTTTTAATTTATGATTTCTAAAAAAAGGGTCAAAAAATATAATAATTATAAAGATTTTGATTGGAGAGTATATTTAGAAATAAACATTGATCTACCGCGTGAATTTAATGAAAATGATTGTAAAAATCATTTTTTAAAGCATGGTATACATGAAAAAAGAATTTACAGGTTTGATGATATTATTCCTTCAGATTTTGATTGGAGAGTATATTTAGAACTAAATACTGATCTTCCGCGTGAATCTAGTGAAAATGATTGTAAAGGTCATTTTTTAAATTATGGTATATACGAAAATAGAATATATAAATTTGATAATAATACTAATACTAATACTAATACTAATACTAATACTAATACTAATACTAATAGTATTCCTTCAGATTTTGATTGGAGAGTATATTTAGAAATAAATAGTGATCTACCGAGTGGATTTAATGAAAATGATTGTAAAAATCATTTTTTAAAGCATGGTATACATGAAAAAAGAAATTACAGGTTTGATGATATTATTCCTTCAGATTTTGATTGGAAAGTATATTTAGAAATAAATACTGATTTACCGATAAATTATACGAAGATGGACTGCATAAATCATTTTATAAATTATGGTAAAAATGAAAATAGAGTTTTTAAAATTACTTCCTTTTCAAGTTTATTTTATGCCAATACTATTTTTATGGAAGTTGATATTTTTAATGTTATATTGGAATATATTAAATATATTGAAAATTTACCATTTTTATTAAATGATGTAATGACAAAACATAACAAAATTAATAATGTTATTGCAAGTTATTCAAATAGTTATAAAAATTTAAATAAAAATATGTATTTACATTCAAATAAACTGAATGATTCTATAAAAGAGAATGACAGCAATATATCATTTACTATAAATAAAACACATAAACCTTTATTTTCATTTTTGAGAACAATTGAATATGATTATTTTATGAATTTAACTGATATTTACAATTCTTTTATAATTATTTTAGATTTACCTAACAGTTATACTGGCGGTACAAAAGAATTTATTAATAATATTAATTTAAAATATTCGGAAAATAATAAATTCATATTTTTGAGACCCAATAACAAAAAATTATATGATATTTATTTTGAGAACATGAAAATAGTAGATTTGAATGATTCACAAGTTATAAATCTAATTAACTTAAATAAATTAAAAATAGACAAGGTATTTTTTAATCACTTAATTGATTTTTCAGAAAATATAATTGAATTTATATTTTCATTAGAAAATATTAAAAAAACTATTATTACTCATGATCATTTTTTTATAACAAATGATTCACCTCAAAATACTATGGATAATATATGTAGTTATTTATTTCACGATAATGTAGTTTCTCTTGAATATCGTAAATATGATCATATTTTAAAATCAGTCGATACTATTATATCACAAAATATTAAAAATATTTATATGATTAATGATAAATATCATGACAAATTAATTATTTCTGAATTACCTGATTTTAATTTATCCGATAATAAAATTATAACTAATAATAAAACGATCAATGTGTTATTAATAGGTGATTTACATAAGTTAAAAGGTGCTGAATTTGTTGAATTTTTGATTAATTATTATAAAAACACTAATATAATATTTTATGTACTTGGATCATTGTCATGTAATCAACACGTAAAAACACACAGATATAAAAATATTCATGAATTTAATTCATTATTAAATAATTTTAAACCTAATTTAATACTTGAAACTTCAGTATGGCCTGAAACATATTCTTATACTTTGTCTTTATCTATGACAACACAACTCCCTATTTTAATTTTAAAAAAACCATTTCACTCTGTAATTGAAGAACGTGTTAAAAACTATAATAATGTATTTTTTTATTCTTCTTTAAAAGAACTTGATCATCTAATAAATAACAAAAAACAGGATTTTTATTATACTATAAAACCAATTATTTATTTTAATAAATTTTGGGACAGTTATTTCAATTATCAATATAATGAATTTAACGTAATTAGTAATCAATTTAAGGATTATCATATATTAAATTCGATGTATCAAAAAAATGTTGTATTTATTACATCTAAAATAGATGTATCTGATAAGAGTTTCACTTATGCATCTTGGCGAAGTGTATATACGAACGCACAACGGTTTGAACAAACAATTAATACTATTACAAGCATAAGAAAATATATTCCTGATGCTTTTATTATACTATTTGACAACTCAAAATTTAACACTGAAGATTTTAATAATTTAAAAAGTAAAGTGGATTATTTTATAAATCCTTGCCATGATGATAGTGGATTTCTAAATTATTATACAAATAATTGCAAATTCAAATGTTTAGCTGAATTATCGCAAATTATTTATGCTTATCATTATTTTTTCAAACATGTAAATTTTACAAAATTGAATCATTTCTTCAAAATATCCGGAAGATACTATGTAAATGAAAATTTTGATTATAATAATTTTGATAATGATAAAATAGTATTTAAACAAAATAACATGGTTATTGATAGAGATTATCTTTACACATCATTCTACAAAATAACCAAACAATTCTTGCCTGAATTTTTTAATAAAGTAATAAATATTTTTTCAAATAAACACGAATATTTCACTAATGATTTGGAAGTAATTTTTTATACAATTTTTCATAAACATGTTACTTTAATTGATACGTTAGGTGTAACACAAAATTTTGCATGTTGGAATTTTACTGATATGGTATAAATATTATTATAAATGATATAATTATTATAAATGATATAATTATTATAAATGATATAATTATTATATTTACTACTATTTTGCATTATCGCTCTTTAAATTAATTTCTTTAAATTAATTTCTTTAAACTGTCTATTAAATCCATTTCTATATTCCAACCAAGTGCTTTTAATTTTGCATTACTTATGTAATAGCGTTGATCATTAAACAATCTATCTTCTATATATTCTATCCAATCATCATAATCGGATGTATTTTTAATCATTTTGATGAGTATTTTGGCTACATCTAGTACCGAATATTCCATTTCTTCATCACATCCTATATTATAAATTTCACCTATTTCACCTCTTTCTAAAATACATTCAAATGCTTTTGCTGTGTCATATGCATGCATAAATGCTCTTACTGATGTTCCTTTACCTTGGATTGTTACTTTTTTATTTTCCTTCAATAGTTTGATAAACCGAGGGATTAATTTTTCAGGATATTGATTTGGTCCATAAACATTATTACCTCTTGTAATTATTATTGGCATTTTATATGAATGACAATAGGATTGAGCTATTAATTCGGCACCTGCTTTTGTTGCCGCATAAGGATTTGTTGGACATAAAATAGAATGTTCTGTTTTATGTGTTTCGTCTACTACATTCATGGATTCGCCATAAACTTCGTCGGTACTGACATGAATAAATTTTTTTATGCGATTATAATTTCTTGTACATTCTAATAATACATGTGTTCCTAGTATATTATCTTTTGTAAATATGAGTGAATCATCAAAAGAGCGTTGTACATGGGATTGGGCAGCAAAATGGATTATATGGGTAATTTGATGTTCATAAAGTGCATTGGTCACTGTTTTTTCATCACATAAATTGCCTTCTATTAAAATATAATTTGTATTTTTTCTAATGTCTTCTTGTACATTGTTTTTATTGGCACAATAATACATAGCATCTAAGTTTACTAATTTATTTATTTTTTGTTTTGGAAAGTAATAATTAATAAAATTACTACCTATAAAACCACAACCACCTGTTACTAATAAATTGATTTCTTCTTTGGCATTTTTGGCATTTTTTATTAATGTTTCTTTGTATTCAATAAGACATTCTCTCACACTTTCGCGAATATTTTTAATTTTGGGAAGAGAATGTGAATATAATGTTTCTAGTTTGGTAGTTTCTAAAAAGTTATTTGATCTGTCTGCGGCCAATATTTTACGTTGTTCTTCTTGGGTGAAATTTTTCCATATAAATGTTGGGTCTACTATTTCTTTATACATTTGTAGGATTTCATTATGACTTATTAATCCTGGATTTGTTAAATTGATTGTACCGGTTACTTTATTTTTCATCATATCTAAAACATACGGTAGTAATTCTGGGAGGACTGTCATGGAATTTGGAACAGAGCATACTTTCTCATAATTTACTATCTTTGTAATGAAATTTCTTGGATTTTTATTACCTGTTATTGGCATACGAATACGTAGGTTTAGAACTTTGTCTTCGTATAAATGCATTAATCTGTCTGTAAACCCTTTTACAATTGAATAAGAGGAACCAAAAAAATTGGGAAGTGAATCTTCCGTGAACCCGTCTTCTTCTTTACCAAATGGATGTGTTTCATCAAATTTAAAAATGCAACCGGTTCCTAAATAAGTGTAATGTATATTTTGTTTATTGCAAATATTTGCTAGAAGAAGAGGAGAGAAAAGATTGTCGCGCATATTTTCTACTAATTTGCCTTCTTGTTCTAAATAATCGATGGTTGTGTAAATTTTATTGTCTATTTTTCCGTGTGTGCGTCCTATAAAAGATACTACGTGTGTTGGCGCGTGTTTGGTGATTTCCTCTGTGAGGGTTATTTCGTTGTCTGTGCGTGATTGACCTTCTGTGTAGTCTATTTTGCTACTTTTGAGAATTTCTATGAATTGGGAACCAATCCAACCTTTTGAACCGTAAACTAAAACTTTCATTTTTGTTGATGTTTATGTTTATGTTTATGTTTATAACGAAAGATTTTATTTTGGTGAAAAAAACTTTTCTTTTTTTTTATTATTAACATAGAGTATATTTATTTATTTATTTATTTCTTTATTTCTTTATTTCTTGTTGCCGTAATTTTCCAAAACCATGGTTCGTCATAAATTACTTTGATATCTTTACCATTTAATAATCTTTCACGAGCTATGAGACCATTACCATGTTCGTACCATTTATTAAAATGGATAAAAGCACATCTGTTTTTTGTATTGGTGTTGGTAGTATTGTTTGTGTTTTTTATATCTATATTTTTTATTATTCCTAATTTTAATTCGTCTAATATATTTCGTATATCTTTTTCTGTAATAGTGGAATTTATTCTTGGAATGCATAAACTTGGGTAGTTAATTGGCGTTGATGTTGGCGTTGATGTTGGTGTTGCTATTGTTGGTTGTTGCGTTTTGGATTGTTGTTGTCTTTTGTAGTTAATTTAATTTTTTGAATTTTATTCAATTTTTTTTTATTTTTTTTTATTTTTTTTTATGACTAGTGAGATTGATATCTAGTGAAAAAAAAATTGAGAAATTTTTTGAATTTTTATAAATTCGTATACTAATTTTGTGTGAGTGATTGTAATTGACTGTTATTGATTCTTATTTGTTACGATGGAGCATTTTGACAAGTATATTAAGAGAAGTGGTATGGATAAAAAGAGTTATCAAAGAGATGGTGTTCAATGGTTACTTGATAATGAGACACGGATGGTTCCTCCTTGTGGTGTAAGAGGAGGGTTTGTTGCCGATGAGATGGGTCTTGGTAAAACTATTATGATGATTGGTTTATGTGTGGCCAATTTCAGGAAGAAAACCTTGATTGTATTACCACCTGTTTTAATTGAACAATGGTACAGACAAATCTATAAAACAACTGGTCATAAATGCGTAGTGTATCATGGTAAGAGTAAAAAAAAGATGTTGTCGATGTTTGGTGGTGAAGGGGGAGAAGAGGGGTTAAGATTGGAATTAGAAAATGCTGTGATTGTTTTATGTAGTTATGATGCTATAACTTTGAAATTCGATAAAAAAAAGACTATTGATAATAATATTAATAAGGAAGTTATAAATAAAAATGTCTTGCATGATATTACATGGGGGCGGGTGATTTTTGATGAGGCACATCATTTACGTAATAAAAAAACAGGTAGGTTTATGGGGGGTAAAATGTTACGAAGTGAAATTAAATGGTTGGTTTCTGGCACTCCTATTCAAAATAAAAAACAAGACTTCTATGCTTTATGTTCATTGATTAATTTGCCATTATCTTATTACAAGGATCCTTCCAATTATTCTGAAATTGGTAGTAGATTTATATTGAAAAGAACAAAAAAACAAGTTGGTATTCAATTGGAGGATGCTGTGGAAAATAAAAATATTG